AAGTGAGCATGATAAAAATCACTCAAAAGTTTTAGGTATACCTTATTTAATTATAAGTTATCCAGATAAGGAAATAGAAATATATGACCCACGTTAAATTAATGGGAGAACTCGGAGAAAAATATGGCTCTGACTGGCACGCAAATGTCAGAACTACTCGTGATATTTTTAAACTTATTGAATGTCAACATGATGATTTTCGTGACTATATGATAGATTGTACAAAAAAAGGAATTAATTTTACTGTACAGAATGGAGAAGAACTACTTGATCAAATGGAAGCATTTATTGCTCCTTTAAAAGATACTGTAATTATAACTCCAGTTGCTTCTGGAGCAGGCACAAGTGATGCACTAAAAATTATTGTAGGTGTTATTATGCTTTGGTATGGGGCCAGTTGGTTAATGAATCAAGGGTGGGCAACAAGTACAGGAACAACAACAACAACAAAAACAGTAGAAATTGGCGGACAAACAGTAGAAATTTCAGCTAGTGTAGAGGGTTCTGCAACAGGTTTAAATACTTATGGAGAAATAGCAAGAATAGGAATACAATCACTCGGTGTAGGTTTAGCAATGTCTGGTGTAACTGGATATCTTACTCCAGAAGGACCTTCTGAAGCGGGTAAATCATATCTTTTTGACGGACCAGTAAACAATGCAAAACAAGGTATTCCAGTTCCTGTAGCGTACGGAGAACTTATAGTAGGCGGTGCAATAATGAATGCAGGATTTATAGAAGACTTAATAACAGGAGAACAAACAGGCTACGAAATAGTAACAGATGGGGACAGCCCACTTGATTCTTTAGACGAGTTAGTAGATGAAGAAGAACTAGCAAGACAGCCTTTTACTCTAAACCCAGATAACGGAGATACCCCATAATGAAAAATTTTGGTGATTTTTATGATTTAACTTCGGGCTCTAAAGTAGAGAGCGCAGGAACTAGTTCTGGTATAATAGATAGTCCAAATGAATATCAAACCGCAGTTGTTTATGATTTACTTTCTGAAGGGCCAATTGAAGGTCTTGTAGGGGGCACTGATGGTATCTATCTAAATGATACTCCCGCAACAATTGGAACAGCTTCTGCAGCTCTTCAACCTAGTCAAAGTGATAGCGTAGATTTTACTGCTTCTACAAATACTATAGTTGATAATAATGCATCTCCTGGACTTTTCAATCTTATGAATGTATCAGATGGTACAAGATATATAAGAATTGTTGGAGCAAAGAAAGCACTATCAGGACAAGCAAATATAAGTAAAGGCGCAGTTACTTTAGATGTTGTTTCAAATTTCTTTGATAGCACAGATGCACCCACTCCAGGAAACTTTGGGGGATTCACAAGTGGAACCTATATTAATATTGCAGGTGCTGGTCCAAACGGTTCTACTCTTATAACTCGTATTCAGAGAGTAATTTCTGCAACTCAAATCCAAATTAATAATCCTGCTAAAACAACTGTATCTGGAGCAGATATAACACTAGATAAAATAGGAAGAATTACAACAGTTACAAATTCATACACAGCAGTAATTGCAGATGTAAATGGATCTGCGGCAAGAGATGTTTCTGGAGTAAAAGCGTATATAACAGCCCCTGCTCGTCCTATAGGAAGTTCTCCTATCTATAATCATGACAAATTTCAATATGCTTTTCTAAATGGTAATAGACATCAGCCCTTTTTACCCGGATTTAGAGGAACAGGAAGTGCTTCTATTGTTCATTCAGTAGGCCAAGAAGTAGTACAAACAGATTTATCAAGTGTTACAGGAAATGTTAGCAATGTATCAAGTGGGGGATATACAACTGCAAGTGGAAATGCTGTAGGCTCTCCGATAACTATCAGTGCTTCTACAATGGGAATAAATAACCAGCCTGAAATAGATAGACTTAAGCTTACTTTTAAGTTTCCTCAATTAATTGCAAGTAAAAAGAAAAGCGGAGACGAAGCTCCGTGTCATGTAGAGTTACGAATTTATTTAGGTTATAAACGAGCTGGAGACTCTAGTTTTACTGAAGTTTTAATTTTTGGGCCAACAGATGGACAGATTCAAGCACGTCCAGCAGGCAGAAGAACATCTAATTTTGAGCAAAAATTTAATTCTAATAATGGATTTGTTCAAGCAGAAACAAAAGCACCTTTCTTAGAAACTTTTACTATAAATTTAGCAGAATTTCAACCTTTTACAGATTTTCAGATTAAAGTGGAAAGAGTTAATCCTACAAATGCTAGACATGGTGACTACGATCATATAAATCCTTGTACTTTTACAACAATAGAAGCAATTGTAGAAGATAAACTATCTTATCCATATAGTGCATATGCAGCAGTAATATTTGATGCTAAAAGCTTTGCTTCTTTACCTAAACGAGCCTATAAAATAAAAGGATTAAAAATTCAGGTACCCACTAACTACTTTCCAAGAGGGGAGAAAAATGCAGCAAATGGAGTAAGAAGAACTCTTGCTGAATATGACAGAAATGTTACAACTGGTGCAGATATGTCAGGAGTATATCAAAATTGGGATGGAAATTTTAGAGGAGATGTTTCTGTTTTTGATGCTTCAGATGCTGGAGGTAATAATAAAAAAGTTTGGTGCGATAATCCTGCTTGGGTATTTTATGATCTAGTAACAAACAATCGTTATGGAGTTGGTAAATACATTTCTAAAGATCAAATAGATAAGTATGAATTATTTAAAATTGCAAGATATTGTGATGAATTAGTTTCTGATGGACAAGGAGGAACTGAACCAAGGTTTACATGTAATTTATACTTGCAACAATCAGCAGAAGCTCTTAAAGTATTAAAAGACGTAACAAGTGTATTTCGTGGAATGATGTATTGGCTAGATGGCGAGATTCAATTTTCACAAAACCGTTATAAGAGTCCCGCATATACATTCAGTAAAGCAAATGTAATAGGAGGACTTTTTAGTTATACATCTTCTAAAGAACAGTATAGAAGTAATCAAATACGAGTTACTTGGAACGATCCAGAGTCAATGTACAAACAGGCAGTAGAAATTGTAGAAGATAACAACAATATTCTTAAAACAGGAAGAATTGTTTCAAAAGATGTAGTTGCATTTGGTTGTACTTCAAGAGGACAAGCACATAGATTTGGTAAATGGCATTTACTTACAGAAATACTTGAAACAGAAGCAATAACTTTTTCTACAAGTATTAATGCAGGATTCTTAAAACCAGGAGATGTAGTATTTGTACAAGATGCAGACGTAGACGATATTCGTTACAGTGGAAGAGTATCTTCTAGTTCTACTACTACAAGTATTAATATTGATTCAGCTGTAGATTTATCAAGTGGAAATACTTTTAAATTATCAATTGTTTACCCAGAAGGCGGAGCTTATTTAGAACAAGATAGTGCAACAATAAATAGTATTTCCTATGTAAGAGGAGATTATGTACCGCAAGCAACTGTAGATGGGAGTCTTGTGTCACTAAATTCAAGTACAAGAGCATATAATGCAGTTGATGATAGCGGAAATGCAGTAGATTTAAACTACGAGCCTTATAGTAGAGTTGAAACTCAAACTATTACAAGCACGGGGGCTTCTACTACAGCAGTTGCTGTTTCTTCTGCTTTTAGTAGTGCACCAGAATCTGACTACATGTGGGCAATTCGTGAATATACTTCTGATGGTGTTTTAGCTGGGGGGTCTGCAAAACAATATGTAATTACATCTATTAATGAAAGTCAACCAGCAGTCTATGAAATTGCAGCAATAGAATATGAAGCAACCAAATTTGATCTAGTAGATAGAGGATATATACTAGATGTTGGAGTAGATACAAATAAACCGCCAACACATGATGAAGAAGTACCAAAACCAAAATCTGTAACACTTTCTATTAAGAAAAATACAAATTCAAGCACAGAAGATGATACTGAAGTAGATGGTGGAGCTTCGCGTGTTTTACATATTGCATGGCAACATCCAACAAGTGAAAGAAGTGGTGTTGAAAGTAAATATGAGTACATAAGTCACTATGTAATAAGACATAATGTAAATGGAAAATTTCAATCTGTAAAAGTTGGAAAAGATGATACAAGTTATGATATTCCAGTAACACGCTATGGAAACTATACTATTCAAATACGTCTTGTAAATACTTCTGGCATAAGGTCAGGTGCAGTTCAAAGAAAGATACAATTTGATAATTCAAGTGCAGGTATAAGTG